TGAGAATTGACGTCAGCGACCTTTTCTTCGCTGGTGGTCACTACCCCCTTGGCGGCCGTGTCAAGCCAGCCTAGAAGCTGGAATAGCACGTCCGAAGGCGGATTAAACGGCATGGGCATCGCCACTTGACGAATGTCATTAACACCGGGTGCGCCCTCAATCTCAATCACTTGAGTTACGTCAGGTTGTGCAGATTGACCACTGATCTTTGCGCCCTTCATCTTCAGCATGGTGGCGCTGTTGTTGATGTGGGCTGTATCCAGCAAAGCGCGTAAGGCGCCAGTCAGGGCAGCGCTCAAGCCACCGATCAACTGAGGTAGGCCGATAGCATAAGCACCTCGCCACGGGATGAACTTAAACTCAACGATCCAATCTAGCTTGGTCATTGTGTCGTCAGTCTCTTCCCAGTTGCGGTACAGACCCACGACCTGATTGCTCAATTCGTCAATCATCAAAATGTACGGAGCCATCTCACCCTTGGAATACTTGTCGTCTTCAAGTTCCATGTAGGTGTAGATGTGGTAGACCTTGCGCAGACCGTCATCATTGTCCTCATACTTCTTGCCTTCAATCTTGTCGTTGGCTTTCTGAGGCTTGGTGGGGTCAAGTTCCATCGTGGCGCGAGTGATGTTCACGTCACGGTACATACCCGATGCAATGCGTCGGTTGAACTCCCAATGGGTGATCTCGTGCATCTCAGCCGCACGTTCTGCCGTGTAGAAGTTAGTCGCCGCAAACGGCAAGATCACCCGGTCAATCGGCAAGAACTCAACGCATGGGCGTTTCTTCTTTTCGTCATACCAGAGTTTGAAGTACTGTGAGCCGCCCAAAGGCAGTTGGGTTAGCAGTTGTTCTTGCTCGTCACGGAACTCTTCAATCTGTTCGGTGATCTGCCAGTTCAGGAAGTCACGCTTACGCTCTGCGACCTCCAGTTTCTGGTCATCAACCGTGCCAATGATCTTCGTGCGTACAGGGCCGTCCGGCGGGAACATCTCTTTGATCGCCCGTGCAGCGAAGTCAACGCAACCCTCAGCCATGGCAGGATGGACGACCTTAGAGGCTCCCATAAAGGTTGCACCTCCGGGGGCATCATTGCCCATACCAGTCCGACGAATACCCTCTTCATACTGCTTATCTCTTAATTCTCGTGCGTTCTTATCGTTCTCAAGCAGGTCAATGTACCGAGCAGACAGCGGCTGCAAGTCCCAGTCGCTCATGCTCTCTGCCATGTTGGAGTAGAAGTCAGGGTTAACCTCTGGGCCGTCCTCCGGCAGCGTCACTATCGCAGAGCCATCAGGCAGTTCTTCGGTGTCAATGTCCTCTTCAGGAATGTCTACTTCAGCACTGCCGTCTTCGTTCAGTTCTGGGTCGATGTTGTCTTGCTCTTCCATCACTTGGCCTTCTTAAAGTGTTTAACGCTCATCAGTTCGTACTGCATGGCGTCAAGGTTGGGCGAAATTGTAACTTTTTCTTTGGTGATGCCGTGCCCAACAGGCTTAATTGTGCCACCCTTTTTCTTGCCCATGCGCTCTTTTCCGGTCAATACCAGATCACGAGCAGTCTCTGGGCTGACACCAAGGCGCTTTGCCGTAAATCCAATTTGTTTTGCAATCAACTCAAGCTTAGGGGCGCCAATGGGCGTTGTCACACCAGTCTGAGGAGAAAACGCACCCCATGCAAGCGCTTGCGCAGGCACAGACTCAAGCCCAACTTTGTTGGCAATTTTTTGTTGCCACCATGGGCCAAGCGACGACATCTCAGGATTTGTCACGCTGGCGCCGGGAACAACCTCTTGGCCTTTCAAAATCTGCGGGTTACGCGTATCGGCCAAACCAACGGCACGGCTCCAGTGCGCATCACCCACCGGTGTACGGGTCTGGAATCCAATCTCAGGCACACCAGATGCTTCAATGTACATCGGCACTTTGGGGCTGCTCATGCTTACTTCGCCATGCGTCAAAAAGTTCTTCATGGGTACAGCGTGAGTCGTCTTGTGCGCCAAGTGACCGGGTACTTCACCAAAATCAGCGGGACGATTGGGGTCACGCTTACCACCATGCTGCACAAACTCGTTAAAGCGTCCTTGGTTTTGCAAATAGTAAGCCAATGATCCTCGAGGAATTTCTGTGTTCACCTCACTGGCAGACGATGCCATGCCCATTAAAGCATTCATCTTCTTGTACTCTTGCGCGGCTTTTTCGGGGCCAAGCAATTTGACCATGTGTTGAAACAATGGATCCATGTAATACCAAGGCTCCATCCCATGACGCAGGCCTTCGTGCTTCTGGGCCTCACCCAACACGTCCAACAGACGACGTTCATTGCGTGGGTTCATGACGTTTTCTGCGGCTTCAGCACCACGCGGGTTGGCCGATGCACCGGGCAATACACCCAGATGCGGCATACCTTGACGGCCATGTGCCTGCTCAAACATTTCTGCACGGTTTACGCCAAACAACTGCTTCAAGATTGGGTCTTCAGGCGCCACGCGTGATGCAGCCAATGCTGCGATCTCATCAGGTCTGCCATAGATGCCGGGATACGCCATGCGCTGGGCATTCTTAACTGTCTGTTGGCGCTTGGTCACGCTACCCTTTGATGCGTAGTGATCTACACCACCGCCATCAGCCATGGCTTGTGGGCCTTTGGGTGGAGTCATTGCATTCATTGCTTGACCTTGGGGCGTCATCTGTAGGATGTTGCTGGGCGGTTGACCCTGTGGGCCACCTTGTGGTGGTTGAGCGCCTTGTGGGGGCTGCTGTTGGCCTTGCTGGGGCTGTTGACCGGGTGCAGGAGGCTGTGTAGGCCACAGTTGTTGTCCGGGCACCGCGGGCTGCATGTCAATCCCACCAACGGGCAGTTGGCCGGGGTGTTGGCCATGAGGCAGGATGTATTCTTTGGTCGGCAGGTTGGGGGCTTCNTCNGCGCCAACATTGGTGATGTTTGAAAGGCTTGTCGGTTGCTTCATCATCAACTCTGCTTGCATTTGACTTAGTGATGGCATAGAGCCTCCTGTTGCTTTGTAAACGATGCCGCCGCGGGCTTTTTGTTGAACTGGCGGTTCATAACCGTGATGTGCCATCCCTCTTTCAGCTTCGTTGAGCCAATAATTAAGGCTTGGGTAGTAGTCATTCAAACTGCTGATATTATCTTCTGGTTTTTTAATAACATTCAGTAGTTCTGGAGCCGAGTAGGATGACTTTGGATATAGTGGTTGACCATAAATTTTTTCTAATTTGTGTTGATCCTCATAATCCAAATTAAGCAAATCTTTGTCTCTTTTTGCTTTGGCAGCATGCTGTTCTTTGAACGCTGGATGGTTCTGCAAAAATTCAATCGCCATTTTTATGCGTGGTTCGTAATGTTTTTTTGCTTCGCTTTGCTCCAAATACTTGTTATCGCCAATAGGAACCATGTCGACGTGATGCAAGTCTTCAACATTTGTCCAATTGCCCGACTTCACAAAGTCTTGCGCGTAAGGAATGTATTTGGCTACTGGCTTAGCGTTTCCCTTGCCCTTAATTTGCTCAATGCGCTCGGGGGGATTCTTCATTATTTTTACCGCCTCATCGTCAGGCAAATCAGCAGCTTGTCTGCCTAGTTCAGCGCCACGCACTTTGTTTACTTCAATAGTTACATGCGGCTCATTCTTTTTGTCACGCAGACTAAAAATACGAGTATTGCCACTTGCAACATCTGGGCAGTACCCACCAACGCAGTGGCCCATTGTGTCGCCTTCATACTTCAGCGCCTCTTCCAGCTTGCTGTAGTTGGGATGTTGGACGTGATTGACACCTTGCGGGTCAGTATATGTGCCGGACGAATGTTGGCTCCAGCCTTCGGGCAGGTTCTTGTCCAGAGCCAATTCCAGCCATCTAAAGCCGTTGCCGTAGTCCTTGTGGACTGGCATGCCCTCGGTTGCTTTGAGCGCANTTTCAGCCATTTTGCGTTTGCGCTCTTCGTTGTACTCATGCGCACGACGGACAGCCTGCTCCATGCTGACCTTGCTTAATTGTTCTGGACGAATACGACCCTCGGTCATGTCTTGCTTGAGAATGTCAATTATGTGGTCAAAACCAAGAGCATTAGCATCCATGCTATTTGTTGGCGCAAACACTTTAGTTGACGGATCGACTTTGTCCATCCACGGCTCACGTCTTGAACCTTCAAGATGAGAAACATAGTTGGGTTTCATTGCAACATCAGTTGCGTCTTCCCATGCTTGTGCATGTTCAGACTTGCCAAGTTTAGGCTCATCCCAATTGGCGCGATGATGTTCTGCTTTCCATCGATCTATTCCAACTTGATCTGGGGAAACATGCAAAATTCCCTGTTCTGCCAACGCACGAATTGGATCGTTATGCGTTCCCATTTGTTTGCGTATGTAGTTGCCAAGGTTGCCTTGAATCCAGTTGTTCAAATGGGCTTTATGCTCCAATTCTTGCATTTGACGCGGAATTGTTTCACGAACTGTTGGAACTGTTTTGGCCGCTTTTTCAATGGCTTCAGGATGCCAAACCCTTTGCATCTCAGCCAATGTTTCTGCCGGATCATCTCCAACCGCTGTTCTTTGTTTCAGCGAGTTAAGTATTCGATCAACACCGCCCTTAATCCAGTTCTTTGGCCCTTGACCACCGATAGCCAAGTGTACGGGCTTGCGCAGTGCCAAAGCGGCTTGCATCTCGTCAATAGTTGGTTCCACGTTGCCTCCTTGGGCTTGTCTTTGCACGGGAACAGGATTGAACACCGCCGCAGTTGGCATGCTCAGATTCCGGTTAATCATGCCGTTGTATCCGTAGTCTTTGATGAGCCGTTCGTAATCATTGGCTGCCTGCACTTGATCCACCAAGCCGGGGTTGACCATGGACGTATGAGGCGTCCTGTTGGCCTCCACGGCAAGCTTGCGCAACATTAACGGGTCAGCGCCCATGTCATACAACTTGTCGACCATCGCTTTGTATTTATGTGTGCCCAAACCAACTTCACCACGTTCTGGGTTGCCAGCATAAAAATACGTCCGGTCACGCACGGCGCCGGGTTCTTGTAAGCGGCTTGCTTCTGCACCTTTGATGCCAGTGCCATATCTGGTTGGGTCAGTCATAGTCAGGTTTGGTTCGTGGCTAAAGTGGGTCAGTTGCGCAGTCTCGCCGCCTTCTGGTTGGATCAAGTGGCGGATGTATGCGGGAATGCCACCAGCATAACTGCCACTGTTCATCTCTGGAGGCAACAACACAGCCCTTTGAGGGGCAAACTGGAAATGGTTGTCCAGTAAGTTCTTCTTCTCGGCCTTGGCGGCTTCAAACAAGTCCATACGGCCCTTGCGCTTGGCGTCATAAGCAGTCTCATCCAACGCTGCCACTTCAGCTTTTATGCGGGCATTTAACGGCGTGTAATTAACTACACTGTTTTGGCCACGAGTCTCTGCCGTCATGGCTGCTTGAGCCAGCGGGCTGAACATACCAGAGTGAGCCGCCCAAGCCTTCTCTTCGCCTTGAGGGCCAAAGGTCGTGCCGTGCAAGGCATGGCCATAGACATCATGCACCGCCCGGAACATTTCATTGTCATTCAAGCCCGACTCGGGATGGACGTTGTGCAAAAAGTCATGGCGGTCGCCGCCTTGGAAAACATAGAGGTGTCGGTGGCCATGCACATCGCGTATCATCTCTTTGCTGTCTTGGTAGTTGCCTTCACCATTGCGGTGAAAACTCATGTTGATTGGTAAGCTCTCAAACTGGCGCTTAGTTTCATGGGCCAAGTGNCCATACGCTTTTTGCAGCAGTTGATCGTAGTCTTGAGCCTCACCGACGTGCTCAGGCATGTGGCGCTTGTAAGCCNCGTATACGGCTTTTTTGTACTCTGGGTGATCTGTGGCCGCCAGAAGGAATGTGCGTCCAATGGCGCCTTGCTTGGCCAGTGAACTGGATGAATTGTCAACAGGCTTGTACGGTTTGCCTAAATGCTGTTTTGTATATGCCTCAGCCGCATGGCGAATGGCATTGTNTGGGCCTTTGATTATCCCTTTGACCGCTTCGTCCGTAAGTGGTTGCGGAANTGTGTNTCGTGATAGTCCTTGCTGGCCTTGACCGGTNTCCCGATGGCTTTCGATATTGCCGCTCGTAGCTGCGAAGCCCGATGCAACGCCATGTGGGCGGACTCGGTAGAATGGGCCTTCTTGTGCTGTGTCATAGGTTATTCCTTGTTGTGTGGCCATGGGCACCTCGGGGAGTTTTCGGCATTATGCCAAGCCATGATGACTGTGGCAAACACAATGCTTGAGTCCAGTTTAACTGGGGCTGTGGATAACTTTGCAGTCCAGTTAAACTGGATCACGATGCGTAAGGATTCCCTTTGTGCCGCATGTTGTACAACTCTGCGTCCTCAATGTCATCGCTGTCCACGCTGTCGTCCCGCGGGAAGTCGATGGTGATCCAGCCGCCGTCACGCAAGTAACGCAGGCCTTGTGAGATGCAGTCCACGAACTCGTCGTGTTCAGTGCCTTCAGGGAAGGAGCAGATCTGGCTAACCATGCCCTCAGCCCATGCGCGGACGTAGCCCTTACGTTGGTCAGACTCGGGCACCCACACACGGCCAGCCTTGATGATGTTGGACACGATGCTGAGGCGCTGAATCTTGTCGGCGCGGCCGGGGTTGTATGCGTGGACGGGTAGACCAGCCTGTTGCAAGTCTTGAATCAGCGAGATGCCAGCCGACTTGTCTTCCACCAATAAGAGGTCGACACGCTTCTTTTCCTTGCCCTCGCCATATACGACTTCGAACTCGTCGATTACTTTGGGGCGCAGTTGGGGGTAGGTGAGGTGGTCTTGCCAGCAGTCGATGACCATGACACACATCCCACCGTCGAGGGGCTTGAATAC